TGGCGATGCTGCAGCTTTCTCTGAAGTATCGCCGTTTCTGTCGGTGGTGCCAGGTGAAAAGGGGTGGGCGGCGCGGTTGGAACACGCCGCCCGATTGGAGGGAGAGAACTACATACCCGCGAACTTGCTTGCGACCTTCATGGTAAGGTCATAACCACCTGCGGCGGTGATGGTTAACAAAAGGGTTTGAAACAGCACGTCAATAAATGGCGCGATGCTTGGAAATGCGGCGCTTACGAGTGGAGCTACGCCGAAGGCGAGCGCGACAACAAAGGCGGCGAGCAATGCCCATTTACCTTTGAGGTCAAATTGCGTGGTAAAGAACGCGGTGAGTGCGATGATGAAACCGACGGTTCCAATAGTGGGGAGTTCCATGATTAGTTACCTTCTTTCTTATTCTTGCGCGGCTTGTCCGCGCTTTCAGGAGAGGCGGCGGGAGTCTGTTCGCCGTCGCCGACGGTGCCGACGCCATTGATCGCGGCGATAGCGGCTTCATGTTCTTGAATGGTGCGGGTGTTCTCGCGCTGAATGTTGCTGATAGCGGTACGAAGTTCCGCTTCGGTGAGTGTGTATTTCTCGCCGGATACCAAAGTGAAGATGATTTCTTTCTCATTCTCACTGAGGCGATGACCGAGCACGGCTGATTTCTTGAGCCGTGCGTATTCTTGGGCAAGTTTGAGCAACATACTACACCCTCATGGTGTAGTTGACGCGAGCGCCGACGAGGTCGAAGACCGCGCTGGTGGAGCCGTCCACTACGAGATAGACGATATAGAAAGAGTCGTCATCCAAAAATTCGGGCGTGGTGATGGTGATGGTCATCTTATGCTCGCCCGTTGCCTTACGTTCGGCGGCGGTGTCGTGTCCGGTGTCGAGCGAAGTTGTCACGGCGGCGGCGGTGTGTGCGCCGACAGATGAAACCGTCTCTTTGTTCAATTCGACGGTAGCGAAGTCATCGAGGGCGGCGGCGGTGATATTGTAGAAAATATCAATGCTGGCAACCTTCGAGCCTTTTTCTTCGCTTGAGTTCTGCGGGATGGGGATGGGAATAAAGAGATTGAAGTTCGCATCGGCGGCGGTGCGACGATCAAAAACCTTATTCGAGGAATAGGTGCGCGTCCAAGTGCCCGCCGACTTCTGGATGAGAGCGGGGTCAACCCAACGCGACATGTGGGTGTCATGTACATAGCCCATGAGATTTGTTCTCCTTTGAAAAGTAGATACCTTGGGGCAAAGCCCCAAGGTTGAATAAATTAGACGTTCGATTTGTGAAGACCGCGCCAATCAGCAACGCCAACATTCAAGAACTGGCGTACCTTGATGCGACATTCATCATTCGCGAACATGGCAGGGTCCATTTCGCTTGAAGCAGAGAATACCTGTGGCTTCACGCCGAAGATTTCGCCGATCATGATGCTTGGGACGTACTTGGGGTCTGCAACCGCCGCGTAGTCGGTGGCGTCTGTCCATTCGGGCACGACGATAGGCTCGACGCGTCCGCCGAAAGTGGGGGAGACGGCGGCGACGTTCTGCGCTTGGGCTTCCCAACGCGGCAAGAATAACGCATTGGCTTGATCTTCCAAGTCCACAGGGACGAGGCAGAAGCGCGGGCGGATGGCTTGTTTTTTGCCCGTGCCATATTTGCCCGTTGCGTTCTTGACCAAAAGCGGTTGGTTGTACATTGCCTTGCTGATGGCTTTCCACGCGGTGTAATCGGTGCCGAGCGCGGTGGTCAAAAGGTTGGCATGTCCGCCGAGGGTGGTTACGGCGGTGGCGTTGAAAAGATTACCGCCGTCCGCCATAGCGGGACCCGCGCCGCTGTTGGCGGTGAAGATTGCGGCGACCTGTTCAGAGATGTTGCGCATACCGCCGAGCGCGGCTTCTTGTGGCAGACGCTTGAGGGCGCGTACATCATCGTTGATCATGTCTTCGAGGGTGAAGCCCATATAACCGCCGTACTTGTACCAAACGGAAGTTTCCTTGTTGTCGCCGATGGGCAGTTGGGTATATTCGCCGCGTTCGTTGACAGTGGGTAAACTGCCGATGGTGCCAGTTTTGAGCCACTTCACATCACGCAGGCTGGTGAAGTGTTCGACGGTTGCGATTTTCTGCCACCATCCATAGGCTTCTTCGTAATCCTTCCACGCGTTCGTTAGGATTTTGTTGAGAAGATCGGCGGTGATGCCTGGAAAATCTGCCGAGGCGAGCGCGAAGGTTGGGTAATAACCGCCGCGTAATTCGCTGTCGCCTGTACCAAGAATGTAGGCTTCACGGATACCGGAGAGCCGAGCGACCTTGGTGTTTTCTTGCCCTACTTCGCGGGGTAGACTGAGAAGGTCAGCGTAGGCGAGTTTGAACTGGTCTACGCCTGTGATCATTCCGCTGATTGCGTGGCGACCTGGACCCGCGATGTTCTGCGCGTCCAAGAGCGCCGCGACTTCTTCGCGGGCTTCCTTGATGGTAAGAGCCAATTCAGTAGGCTTGAAGGACTTGCCTTGGTATTGGCGCTTGATACGATCTTGCACGATGGAGGGCAGTTTGGAATTAGCCAAACTGGTTTCGAGCAAGTTGCCACTGAGCGCGGCGAGAGTTTGTTCGCTCTGCGCGAGTTGGGCGTCCATCTGCTGTTGGAGTTGGTGTGCTCCCAGCAATTCGGCGGCGGCTTCCGCGTTGGCGGAAAGCTGTGCCGCGATGGGGGATTCGCCGATTGGTTCGCCTTCGACTTCTACGGTTTGAAGTACGCCGTCTGCGTCGGGAATCTCGGCTTTGACTTTCACTTTCTTTTTCATGTGAACTCCTATTGTGGATTGGTTTACGCGCGACGCGCGTCGATCATCAGCCGAAAGGCTGTTGATTTCTTGTAGGAATTTCCCGCCTCTGGCGGGGTCGATGACGACATCGACGGATTTGACCTGTATGATTTCGGTCACGGCGCCGGCTCTGTCTATTTTCATGCGTAGGACTGTAGAGAAGCCGATGGCGTCCATGATGGCGGGTGTGGATTTGGCGGCGTCCCGCAAAGCGATAAGCGTTTCTGCGGCGGGACCCGATGGGCGCAAGGTGGCGCGGACGCCTCGACGTTCTTCGTCGTAGGTCGCGCCGTGAAGTGAGCCCGCGAGATTTTTGACCGATGGCGATGAGAACATATCGGTATGGTCAAGAAATACGGGTTTGCCTTCGTAGTGTGGCACGGCGCGGCGTAATACGTCTGCGCTGAAGGTGATTCCGTGCCCTTTGGCTTCGCCTTCGTTGATGGCGAGAATGTCGAAGCCTTCGGCGGTGGCGGTGACTTTGGATTTGAGCGTTAGGTCTTTGTGCATGGTCTGAGTCCTTTTAATGGGTTTACTGATCACGACGCGAGCGGGTGACTGTTTCCGCTCGCGGAGCGTGCCGACGGCATGTCCCTGACGTAAGGGAGCGCTTGAAATATCGCCGCTTGTTGGCTCGTCTGTTTCTTCCATGTGACAAGAGCAATGCTCCTGACAATACAAGGATGAGTGGGCGGGTTTGAGTTCGCCCCATTCCTCAAGTGAGTGAACTTGTCCATGAAGCGCGGCGCAAGATGGGCAAGGGTTCTGTGATGTGGATACCCATTTGTAATTACTCATGGTTGCCTCGAAGAATGATTTCGGATAAGCCAAGGATGACCAAAACCCAATAGAAAAAGATTTCGATTAGTAAGAAAAGGTCTTTCATTCGGTTGGTTCCTTGGGGTCTGTCGGGTCGGTGTTCGGGTCTGTGGGCGGTTGAACTGTGCCCGCGCTGTTGTCTTTGACTAAGGGTTTGCGTTCGATGTTTGGTACTTTTTCCTCGTCGTACACTTCGGCGAGCATCTTGTAAATTATTCTCAAAAATTCCTTGTCGGTGACGCCTCCACGGTCAAGCAGGTCTGACAACATGGGATAGACCCGCGAGAACGCGAGCGCGAGCGTGGCGTTATCTCGTTCGGTGATGTCGGGTCCCTCAATCCAGATTTTGCCTTTATGCTCGATGCCTTTTACTTCGAGCGCGATTTCTGCTAGTTCGATCATCCACTCGAAGAATTCGTCTTGTTGTTCTTCGAGGGTGCGGAAGGTGGGCGTCCCTGCGGCTTCGGCGGTGGTGCTGATACTGGACTCGCCTTCTGCGTGCCAGTGCATCGGCTGACCTGCGCCGTCCATGACCATTTTCTTGATAGCGGTTCCGTCCATCGAAGCGTCGAACGCGTCGAGGTTGGCTGAGAGTACGCCCCATTGTTCGCTAGCGGCTTGGTTTCCACCTGTAACGAGGACGGAGCCTGCCTTGGGTGGGTTGGCGTTGAGTTCTGCTTGTCGTGCTTTGCGCTTTTCAGGGGTTACGTCTGTGCCTAGCATTTGCACGACGTACATAAAGACACTACGGAAGCGATTGAGCCGAACGCGGTCTTCGAGCCAAGAAGCATAACGACCGATCCAAGGGAGCATGGGGGAGATGTCTGCTTCGCCCCATGCGCTACCTACAGGGCGGTTGCTGGCAAAATGCACGATGAACTTATCGTTCTCGCCGCGATGGGTGTAAGAGGGGTAAGAGTCCGCGCCGAGGTTGGCGTTATCAATTAGCTTGTAGGCTTCTTCTTGCTCGATGTCGTTTTCTGCACAAATAATCTCGTCGATCAGTTCCGAGGGCAGGGCGCGGACATATAAATCTTTGTTCGTGCCGACTGAGCATAAAATAAAGAGGTTGCCTGTGCGTGTGTCTTCGTCCTTCCAGCGTTTGGTGTTGGCTTTCAGTTTGTTGAGATGGTTGCTCCACCAGCCTTGTAAATACTCTTGTACATCGTTTACATCTGCTTTGATGGCGATACCTTTACCGAGCACGAACGAACGATTGAGGCGCACGATACGGCGGGCGGTGGGGTTTACGCGCCATGCGCGGAGTGCTTCTGCAAAGACTTTGCGCCTGTCCCAATTGGCGCGGTCTGTGTAGGCGGCAGTCATGCCGCCTGGGTAAAAGGTGGCGTCGGTTTCTGGCGAAACGGCGAGCGCCATTTCTAACGCGCTATTGAGAGCGTCGATTTCGCCTTCGAGTTGTTTGATGGTTTTACGTGGCATGAGTCCTCTAATCGTTACTAGGGTCTAGATCCCAATAATGGGGGGAGTTGAATGCGTTCCATATTTCGCGGCGGATGGTGTCGCCGCCGTCTGAAAATCCTAAGATGCCGTTTTTTCCGTACACTGGTGGCGGTGGGTTTTCTATTCCGGCATTTTTAGCGACCCTGTAATAGTTATCTTCGGCGCTATTGCCTGTCATGTTGGATAAATCAGTAAATGCCCAAAAGTCTTTGTCGAAGACAGTGTCTTCAAAAAGAAATTCAACCCAATCGGTTTGTTTTACGCCTTGCGTAGCGCGTCGAACTGCGGGAATGTAGTCGCTTGGGTTTGCTGTTCCAAAGCCTTGTGTGAATTATGAGTTGTTTTGTAGATTGACCCAGCCCTGTCCTAGTGGTAGCCATTGCACATAATCGGGATGCGCAGTGATTGTGATGGTAGGTAGAGTGGGGAAGGTAATACCTTTACTTGGTCTTGTTCCTCCGCCTGTGTGTACGTTGATCGACTTTCCGCCGAGTGTGCGGAAGTTCGAGCCGTTGGACGGGTTCTTGATGTAAATGACGCGTCGCGTAGCCATTAGAAGTTACCGTCCATTTCTAAGAGTGGGTCGCGGGCTTCGGTTTGCAGGGTGGGCGCTGAGATCATCCATTCGAGTTTGTCGAGTAGGGCACATAGACAATCAGCGAGAGGAATGTCGTCGTGTACGAGTTCGCCTGTTGCTTCGTCGCGTGTGCCTTCTTTTACGCCCCATCGCATTAGCTTTTGAGGTCCGATGAGAATTTCGCTTGTGCATTTGCGATATTGCACTAGCACTTCATCAGTTCGGGCACAGTCGCGGAAACGTCCGGTGTTGATAATGCTCAAGTAGTTGTAACCAATTTCGGATTTAGATTGAGCCGTCCACTTGTGCCCGATAACGCGACCTGTGTATTTTTTGTGAAGCAACATCCATAAGCCTTCGCCGACTCCGGTGGCGTCGATGATGATGTATTGCGGCTTCCAAAGGTCGATGATTTGGCAGAGTTGACCGAAGATACTAAGATGGTCTAAGCCTTGCCAGCCGATGCGTTTTACGGCGCGGTAGGTTGGCGCTTGAAGCAGGGGGACAGATGCGAGGTCTACATCGGTGATGGTGGCGCGGGTGAAGTCTCGCCCAGGATTTCCCATACCATCGAGGTTGAGTAAGGCTTCGTCTTGTCCGGCGACGTCGATTTGCAGGGCGTATAAATGCCCTGGGATGGGTTCTTCTTGCGCGGCTTGGTCGCCGATCATGAGCGCGAGGCGGGCGTCGTTGAACATGCCCGCTTGCGCGTCGATGGTTTCACAGAAGTATTGCGTTTTGATGAGTGGGTGTTGGCGTCCGTGTTTCTTGACTTCGCCGTCTACATAGAGTCCATATTTGGGATTTACTTTGCGGACGTCGTCTGCGGTGTACATGAACACGCGGCGGATGCCGTCTTTCTTCTCGGCTTCGAGTGCGATTTTCTGCTCGCGTGCGAGAAGGGTGTCGCTCGTCCATGTTGTGCCCATAAAGAGTTTAGTAGCGTTGTTGTACGCACCCATAGGCGAGACGTCTTTATCGTATTTCGCGGGCGTGATGTCTTGGCTTTCGTTGGCGACGAGCAAGTGAGTGGCGGTGGCGCTGACGATTTTTGAGTTCTTGTCTGCTGAAAGGTAAGCGATCATCGCCTTACCTAGTTTGCGGATGTATGCGCCGCGCTTCTTCCATTCGCGGGTGAGAAGGTTCCCATCGAGCCGCGCTTCAAGGCGCATGATGGAGTTTTCGGTTTGCGGTTTATAGGTGGGATTGACGACAATCATCTTTGCTTCGATGTGCGATAGCAAGCGCAAAAGATATGCTAGAAGATTTGCGAGCATTTCATCTTTGCCAGATTGCCGAGAGATAATCACGATAAAAGTCAATCCTTTGCCATGCAGTACGGAGTCTATGATGGCGTTGGCGGGTTCCGTTTGGTACTTCCACATTCTCAAGCCGCCGCCTCTGAGAGTGAAGTTATCGAAGCTGCGGAGGATGGTTGCGATGGTTTGAACTAAGGTGCTCATGCACAGCATTCCTTCGTCATAGTCCTAATTCGAGCCTTACTATTTCGAGGGCTTCCAAGATTGATTTTTGGACGCCTTCGCTTTTGCCTCTGATTAGATACTCGGTGCGTGAGAGCGTGCCGAGCGATGTTGCAATTGCGGTCATGGTGTTTAGCTGTTGCAGGTAGTGTGTATCTCGTAGAGTGTTTCCATTCGCGTCATTTAGGGATATTGGGTCGAAGTCAATTTGACCTGCGAGCCTGTCCATCAACACGCGCATGAGCGCGATTTCAGCGGTGAGGTCTGTTGCCTGTTGACCGTCGAGACGTTCGTTCTCGTCTTGCGTGAACTTGTTTGCGTAAAAGCCATGACGTAGGGCGTTCTTATTGCCTGGCTGTGCGCCGGGTTTCTTCGCGTCTTTGTCTTTGCTTTTAGGCTTAGGTTTAGCCTTGTTTTTCATTCGATCTTGCTTGATAGTTCGCCGATTCGCTGTTGAAGGTTGCGTATTTCATTTGCGAAACGCTCTGCCATGTTTTTTAGTGCTTCATTGTTGGCGCGTCGTTCTGTTTCCATCCATGCACGCCATTGTTGATCGCGTGCGTCGATGGCTTTTAGGAATGTGGCGATGAGTTGGAGTGAAAACCAAACGAATATGCCAACGAGTGGGATTTGTACGAGAAGTCCAATAAGTTCAGGGGTCATAGGTTTATGGGGTGACGGCAACGGCTCCGCATCTGTCTCCAGACGCAAAACGGCAACGACTTATAAAAAAGCCGTTGCCGTCGCTCTGAAATTTACAATTGAATTTTGTTACATGCAAGGATATCCCCTCGTCATTTCTGGCGAGGGTGGCCGTAAATTAGGCACTTGACATTATCGCTGTTTGTGGCGATAATTGCGATCGGAGGTATTTATGGCAACGTATCCAGGTGGTAAGGGTGGTTCCGGTGTGGCGCAAAAAATCATCAATCAGATGCCCCCGCACGATGTTTACATCGAGGCGTTCTTGGGTGGTGGTAGTGTGATGGATGCGAAGCGTCCGGCGGTTGTGAACATTGGCATAGATGCAGACATCGACGTTATTGAGGCAAGGAAAGGTGACACGATTATCGCGCTGTGTGGCGATGCGGTTTCGCTGTTGCCAGATTTGGTGAGCGAGTACAAGAAAAAGTACAAGTCGATTTTGGTCTACATGGACCCGCCTTATCTTGGCAGTACGCGAGCATCGAGCCGCGCGATATACAAACATGAAATGACGAGCGAGGAAGACCATAGCGCCCTGCTTGCGATTGCGAAGTCTCTACCTTGTGACGTGATGATTTCGGGTTATGCTTCTGACCTGTACGATCAGGAATTGGAAGGCTGGCGGAGTCTGTCGTATAAAGCCATGACGCGCGGCGGGTTCGCGGCGACGGAATATCTGTGGATGAATTATCCCGTGCCTTTTGAATTGCACGATTACCGCTATTTGGGCGAGAACTTTCGCGAGCGCGAGAAGTTGAATAGAAGAAAAAAACGATGGGTGGCGCGGTTGGAGTCTATGCCTGCGCTTGAGAGATACGCGCTTTATGAGGCTATGAGTATCGTCAGATATGGCGAGCCTAGATAGCATCGACAAAAACGGCGGTACTGAAGTATCGCCGTTTTTGATGGTACTGCAGGGGGACTGACCCTGCTTGACAGGTTGTATTATTGTGGGCGTTTTTCCATCGCACGCGGCGCGAGAGCGCGGCGGTGCGTGACCTTTGAGGGTTTAGGACTCTGCAAGCCGCGTGCAGGTTCGCGGTCTTGCGAACGGCGGCAGGGGTGCAGGGGGCGGCATGCCCCCGCCAAAAAGAAAACGGCGCGCGTCCCGATAGGGCGCGCGCCGTGCTGTGCCGACGGTGTGACGTGGCGTAAGCAGACGAAAAACCGCCCGTGATTGTCTGCGGACGGTTTGATTTGGAGTTATGCGGCGCGTGGGGTTCGCGTCCGTGTAACGGTTTGCGCTACCTGCCGCCGTTTTGTGGTAATGACTTACACCACGGCAGATGATCGGATGATGCGTGTGCGCCACAATGCAGGCACACGTAAGGCGAGTCAGGTGCATGGCGTTTCTGCTTTGCGGCATCTTTGCCAGTGAGATACCCAACAACAAAGGCAACAACAACAACGATCAGAAATGAAAGATAAATAATTTCCTTCATTGAAACGCTCCGCATACATCGCAGTGAATAATTGGTTCTGCGTGAAGTGTTCCACATTGTTTACATTTACCATTTGCCGCATCTCGTAATTCGAGCGATTTTTCCAGCCGCTTGATATGACGGCGTAACCCCTTGATTTCATCGCGTGCGTAGTCGAGAAAGTCAACCCCAGTTTCAGCGATTTCATCACACCATCCCAACTCTCCTAAAATTTCATCGAGACAAAATTCCAAATCTTTCTTGGTGAGTGGACGCTTCGGTGCTTCGCGTTGTATTTTTGCGGGATAATCTTCGCCATGCAATTCAGCCCATTTAGTGAGTGACATTGTTACTCTCCTTGACAACAAGGATGATTTCACCCTTGTTTATCGCTGTCATAAGTTTTCTGAGCGTGTTGTACTTGCTACGACTTACCGTATAAGCCCAGAGATTATCTTGCTCCGTTCGCTTTTGGCTTCGCTTTGTAACTGTGTAATCGTATTTTTTCGGCTTTACTTCATTTTTTGTTTTCATTATGCCGCCGCTGCAATTTCGCAAATTTTCCATAATGATTTTTCAGGACGTGCATACTGTGGTAAACCAATGCTTTTATTGAATTCGATCTGCTCAGACATTGATGTTTCACCGAAAAGAAATTGCTCACGGTGAAATTGAAATAAACTATCTTCAATTCCTATAATATCCATTCCTGCATTTTTGAATTCTTTTGCTTTATCCTGTAATTTCTTTTCGTATGTAGTCATTAGGTCATCTCCTTATTTATTGATACCAGTATTGTACTACCGTTGTACAACGGTGTCAAGGGTTGGAAGGGATGAATTTTTAATGAGTTTTAGCCATGCAAGGAAGCCGCCGAACGGTTTGCGTTACTGGCGGGGCGTATCAGTGCCGCATTTATCGCAATAGACAGAGCCTTCTTCAAGCAAGGCATGACAAGCGGGGCAGAATCTAGCCCCGTCCAGTGCACGCTGTGTTAGGCGGCGCATTTGTTCTTCGAGTTCAAAAACTTTGCGAAGTAACTCATCGCGCTCATCAACTAAAATAGCG